AAGATTTTGGATTGAAAGAAAACACTATTTTTAAAAAAATAAAGGATTTCCAAACATCCGGTTATGTTGGGAAAGGCTTAAAAGAAGGTCGTGCTGACACGTTTTTCATAACGTCGGAAGGGTTGGAAATGCTGGAAAAAGAAAGGGGCATATCATGAAAAAAAAGATTTCTTTTATTGCAGTAGGGCAGGCAGGGGGAAACATTGGCCAGTTGTTTGAGGGAAAGGGGTTCCCCGTGCTTTACGTCAATACTTCGCAGGAAGATCTGGACACGCTGGAAAAAGCAAAATACAAATATCATGTTCCGGGCGGTGAGGGATGCAACAAAGACAGGCACAAGGCGAAACAGCTCATTATTGACG